AATCTAGGTCTTATTGTTATTGACTACTTACAGCTAATCAAAGGGGAAGGAAACAACCGAGTAGAGCAAATAACAAACATTACAAGGGATATAAAATTACTTGCTATGTCGCTAGATGTCCCTGTTATAGCGGTTTCTCAGCTCAACAGAAGCCTAGAACAGAGACCAAACAAGCGCCCTATCATGTCAGATTTAAGGGATTCTGGATCAATCGAGCAGGACGCTGACATAATTGTATTCTGTTACCGCGATGAGGTTTACAACGAAGACACGCCAGACAAACACATTGCAGAAATAATAACGGCTAAAAACCGTGACGGGGAAATAGGTACAGACAGGCTTAAAAGTGAATTGCATTTGAATAGGTTTGCTAATTTAAATTTTAATTAAATAAGTGTTTACAATCACTATACATTTAAGTAATAATTAGGTTTTAACAAAGGGGAAAATATATGAAATTAACATACAATCAATGTGAAGACTTAAGGAAGGCGGTTTATCTTATAGCTGATGCTAGATACCTTATTCAGTCATTGAATGAGGGTATGATTGAGTCGAAAAACTGGGAAGGTCAGGGCGATATTGCCGAGCTATTAAAAAACCTAGAGAGCTTATGCGAAAAACGCGCAGGCGGTATAGGTATTTATCTCGAAGAGATGTAGGTGTAGATATGGAATATTCTCAATTTTTAGAATCAAAAAGGCACCTAATAGGTAATTTCGGCTTTAACCCTGTTTATATGCCTGAAATGGGGTTTGAGTTTCAGAACCACATAATTGAAAAGGCTGTAAAAAAGGGAAGGATGGCGATATTTGCTGATACTGGACTTGGTAAAACCTTGATACAGTTAGCGATAGCTCAAAATATAGTAGAAAAAACCAATAAAAAGGTTTTAATTTTAACTCCTTTAGCTGTTGCGTTTCAGTTTCTTAAAGAAGCTGAATTTATGGGTATAGGAGATATTGAACATACAAAAGATGGAAGCCATAAAAGTAAAATTGTTATATGTAATTATGAGAGGCTGCATCTTTTAAAGGATGAGGATTTTGAGGGGGTTATTTTAGATGAAAGCTCTATTTTAAAAAACTTTGACGGAAAAATAAAAAGTCAGATAACCTCTTTTATTAAAAAAGTAAAATATAGGTTTTTGTCTACTGCAACACCTAGTCCTAATGATTTTATTGAACTAGGAACAAGCTCGGAGGCTCTAGGTTATATGGGATATATGGATATGCTAACCAAGTTCTTTAAAAACAATCAAAACTCAACAGATTCAAGAAGTCGAAACATAGGAGAGAAGTATTACCTAAAGCCTCATGCGGAAGAAGATTTTTTTGCTTGGATTAATCAATGGGCAATAATGGTAAAAATGCCTTCTGATTTAGGTTTCTCTAATGATGGGTATGTATTGCCTGATTTAATAGTCAATAAACACAGCGTAAAAAACAACTCTCTTGTAGATGAAAATGGGCAGACATTAATAGATGTTAAGCCTGCAAAAACATTTACCGAGGTTAGGCATGAGCAAAAACAAACAATTACCGAGCGATGCGAAAAGGCTAGAGCATTGGCTGGAGATAAAACCTCTGTTTATTGGTGTAATTTGAATGACGAATCATCTCTATTAAAAGAGTTAGATAATGATGCTGTCGAGATACTTGGAAAAATGTCAGTAGATAAAAAAGAGGATATTTTAATTGCCTTTTCTCAAGGTGACATTAAAAGATTAATAACAAAAGCAAAAATGACAAGTATGGGGCTTAACTGGCAACACTGTAAGCACACTGTTTTTTTTCCTACATATTCATACGAGCAATATTATCAAGCTATTCGTAGGTTCTGGAGATTCGGTCAAAAAGATAACGTAACTGTAGATATGGTTATATCAGATGGACAAACCAGAGTCTTAGAGGCCATAGATCAGAAAACACAAAAGGCCATACAGCTTTATGAAAGCCTAAACAAAGCTGTTAATACGCCTTATCACCATCATACAAAAGCATTTAATCAACAGGTAAAGATACCGGAGTTTTTAAAATGAGCGCAAAAGAACAAACACATACAGAAAATTATTCTATTTATAACAGTGATTGTATGGAGGTGTTACCCTCCATTCCAGATGAGAGCGTTGATTTAAGCGTATATTCTCCACCATTTGCAGGTCTTTATAATTATTCAAGTGCGGATAGAGACTTTAGTAATTGTGAATCTAAAGAGCAATTTTTAGATCAGTACGAGTTTTTAATAAAAGAGATGGCGAGAGTTACGAAGCCCGGAAGAATTACCGCTGTACATTGTACTGATGTATTTGATAATACTTGCAGACTTTGGGATTTTCCTCACGAGATAATCAATCTACATATAAAATATGGTTTTGAGTACAGGAATAGAATCACCATTTGGAAGGAACCTTTAAAGGTTCGTATGCGTACTATGGTTCAATCTTTAATGCACAAATTTATAGTAGAAGATTCGACTCGATGTTTTACAGCGATGCCTGATTATGTTTTAGTTTTTACTAAAAAAGGAACAAACGAGGTTCCAGTAACTAATCCAAGCGGGCTAAAAAGATATTTTGGAGCAATGCCAATTATCCCAAATATTTTACAGGCTTGGAATAATGCAAATAAAACAGACTTTAATTCTGATGAATTATGGGAGCACTTAAATAAAGAATTTATCAATCACGAAGACCCAAAAACAAACAAGTTAAGTCATTATATATGGCAGAGATACGCGTCGAGTGTATGGGATGATATTAGGATTGATGAGGTTTTGCCTTTTAGGGAAGCTAGAGAAGAAGATGACGAAAAGCATGTTCACCCACTTCAACTCGATGTTATAGATAGAATTGTAGAGCTTTATTCAAACAAGGGAGAGGTAGTTCTTACTCCATTTATGGGGGTAGGTAGCGAAGTGTTTAGTCCTGTATCTATGGGTAGGTTTGGAATAGGAATTGAATTAAAAGATAGCTATTACAATCAAGCTATAGAAAATCTAAAAGATGCTGACTCTAGGTTTTCAGAGTCAGGTCAATCTGATATTTTTGAATGATTGAAATCATGGTATCTAAAACAAGCATAGAGGCTTATAACGCGATAGTATCGGATGGAACGCGGCTTAAACAGCACGAGAAAGTTATTAAGTGCATTGAGGTTTCAGGCCGTCTTACTCGAAGGCAAATAGGCAAGATAACAGGCTTAGAGCTAGGCGCTGTATCTGGAAGGGTTAACAAGCTAATAGAGGATAATGTATTGATGGAAGTTGGAACCGCAGTTTGTGAAACAACAAAGAAAACAGTACATTTAGTTGGGTTTAAGGGCGAATTTCAAAGGGAGTTATTTTAATGAAAGAAACAGTGAAAGAATTTTTAGAAAGGGGCGGAAAAATTGAGGTTATACCTCGTGGTGTTTCTGCCAATTGTGATGAAGACGGTCTGCCAGTAGAACCAAACAAGGTAATGGAGGCAAGCAGAAAAAGAGGGAATAAAAATTCATTAGGGGTAAGAGGGCTAGGATTAAGGAGTAAATTTGAGCGTTGATAACATAGAGACCCTGCTAGGCTTAGCCTTTCTTTTCTTGGCGCTATTGATAGTGACAAAGTGATAATTGATAGCTACAATAAACCCCGCCTATCCTCCAATAGGTTCAGCCCGGTATCTACTCCCCTTTTCCCCTTTGTAGATACTGGGTTTTTTTTATAAAAATAAACTTGCAAAACCACAAAACATTAAGTAAAATTAAGATTCATTAAAGGGGAAACTTTATGAAAACATACATTATCACTTACTTTTATTTAAATGATCCTTCGGCAAGTGAGCATTTGCCTCTCTTGACTAGAATCTTCTTAAAGAAGAAAAAGTCAAAAAAAATCATACGGCACTTTCATACAACTGGAAAAACGACTTTTGATGCGATAAGTAAATACAATTATTTTTTTCCTAATTCTTCAATAATAAGCATTAAGAGGTTACCAGCATGAATCCTTCAGAAATGATTAAGCGTTCTGCTATCAACGCTACCAATATTGCAATGATAGAAAACAACGCCCCTCTAGCTGGTGAGCCTTCGCCATTCTGGACTAGAGTGTTCTGCCAGTGGAAAAAGGCAGGGGTAAACAACTTGGATGCCGCCAAGATGGCCACAGAGCAAGAAGCCGAGCTTTTACAGGCTCAGTTTGAGGAGGCTATGTGATGATTAAGTTAGAAGATAGATTTGGACTCACAAAGGACAAATATCAGTGGATACTTACTCATTTTTATGTGGGTAAAGACAGGAAAGGAAATGATAAAGAGCAGTCAAAAGACACCTATCATGGAAATCTCGACCAAGTATCTAACTATATTCTTAATACTCTTTCAGAGAAGTGCGAAACCCTAGAAGAGTTAAAAGAGCTTTACACTGTTCAGTCTCAAAAACTAAGGGATTTATTGAAATAACTAACCTAGAGGGGGTGGATGTATGAGTAACTTACGCGACATTTATAACCCCAAGCTAAACGGAGAGGAAAGATGAGCGAAGCGAAGAAAAACGAGTCCGATTTAAGTGAATTGTTATGTTGTGAAGACTGCGGGAAGCAAGATCATACTGTAAGGCATGATATTTGCCCTTATGCATCAGAAATTAACGACAGCCATATATCTATCGTAATTTGCCCTGACTGCTATCACGAAAGATGTATGGATATTTAGCAACATAACCACAAGCGCAGCGGTTGGCACAATCCGCCTGCCGCGTCTTGTTATAGGTATTTTATGAGTTTGAAAGAATGGAGTGTGAGGCGTGTTGAGCGCAAAGAGATACGCGACTTTATAGAAAAGTGGCACTATAGCGGCAGCATAAACGGCTGCATTGCTGACTATTGCTACTCACTATTTAAGCCGTGCGGGGAAATGGTTGGGGCTATGTTTTTTGGCAGGATGGCTATGGCTAATCAGTGGAAAAGATTTAGCGATGACGAAAAGAGGGTTATAGAACTTAGGCGGCTATGCTGCATTGATGATACGCCAAAGAATACAGAAAGCTACTTTATAGGTAGAGCGTTAAGACTGCTTAGAAAAGATTGGGGCAATGGTGTTGTGGTTAGTTATGCCGATAAAGAATATGGGCATGGTGGAACGATATACAAAGCCAGTAATTTCAAAATGGTGGGCGAGATAAAAGGGGCTAAGGTTATATATTGGAATGGAAAGAGATACCACGATAAAACCATTAGAACTAAATACAAAGGGGAATTAAAGCCTTTTGCTAAAAGGGTTAAAGATGCCCTTGAGAGTGGAGATGCTTATTACAAAAAGACAGCAGGAAAAGATACTTATGTATACAACCTATAACACAGAGCTAAGCGACACGCGCCGCCTATCTTTTTGTATAATTTCAATAATACAAATCCAATAGGTAAGCCAAGGAATTAGAATGAACGGGAGAAAACCAGATGCTGAGGAGGTGAAGTGGCTTAGAATTACAAAAATGCTAGGGTGTATTGTGTGTATACTGAAAGGCTATATAAGAGCATTTGAGGTGGACGGGGCGTATACTGCAAACCACCATATAAACGGCTGTAGGAAGCCTAAAGCGCACTTAGACTCTATTCCTTTGTGTGATGGGCACCACCAGCATGATAAAAACGCTAGGCATGTAAACAAAACACGCTTTGAGGCTGAATTTGGCACCGAGGAAGAGCTTTTAGAGGCCACAAAGAGGCTGGTAAATGAAGCATAGAAGAGCTGCCAAGGTGGACGCAAACCAAGGCGATATAGTCAAAGAGCTTAGAAAGATCGGTGTCAGTGTAGAGGTGGGGCACGACGACATACTATGCGGGTATAATGGGAAAACTTACTGGTATGAAATAAAAGCAAGTCAGACTTCAGAAGTAAAAAAAAGCCAGGAATTATTATTAGAGACATGGAAAGGGCACTATAAAATAGTGTGGTCCCTTGAAATGATTTTAAAAGACATTGGCCTGCAAAAAGGTTAAAATATCTAATTAACTAAAAAACATAATTATGATAGTAGATTTACATAGAATATCTCACGGGAAAGACTCAACACTAGGTATTATTACTTGTGGTGATCTTGTTTGTTTTACTTGCGAGGATGAATACAGAGAGGAAAAGGTGGAAGGCGAAACTAGAATACCATCTGGAACTTATGATATAGCCCTTAGAAATGCAGGGGGAATGAATGAAAAGTACTTGGTTCGCTATGGCTTCCACAGAGGTATGCTTCATTTACAGAATGTACCTAAATTTGAATGGGTTTATATTCATACTGGTAATAGCGAAGATGATACAAGGGGGTGCATTCTTGTTGGTTACGGAGCCGAAAGGGACGCAGCCCAAGGGGGTGGGTATATAAGCCGCTCAAGAGAAGCTTATAAGTGCATATATAAAGAGATACTAAAGGCTTTTGATGCTGGTGAAGAGGTTAAAATAGTTATAAGGGATCATCTGTAAAATAAACACTAAGGGAAAACATGAAAGATCAATGGAAAAAATTAGTATCAGGTGTAGCCCCAATGCTAGGAACGGCTCTAGGCGGCCCTATGGGAGGTATTGCAGCAAAAGCCATAACAGGAGCTTTGCTAGGCGAAGATAACGCCACTGACGACCTAAAGGTTGTAGAGCAGGCTGTTAAGAATGCCACTCCTGACCAATTACTAGCCCTTAAGAAAGCCGATAACGACTTTGACGTTCAAATGAAAGAGCTAGATTTCAAGCTTGAAGACGTAAGACTCAAGGATGTTCAGGATGCAAGGGACATGGCAAAGTCTAACATGTGGCCTCAAATCATTCTAAGCATTGTTATGATTGTCGGCTATTTCTGGATTGTTTATCTTGAGGCAAGTGATCCAGCCCTAGATATTGATGACTATTTACTAGGCGTTTTAACTGGCGCCATACCTATGATTCTTCAGTTTTGGTTCGGAAGCTCCACAGGATCAAAAGAAAAAACCCACAAGTTAAAGAAATAATGCCTACTAAGTTTGAGATAATAGTTTTTAACTTCGTAAAGAAGCACACAGGATGGGTATTAGCCCGTCAAAGCACTATAAACAATGACGCCGCAATGGTAAGAGCAAGCGGGCTTCAATCAGGTAAAGAGATAGG